GGAGTACTGCTCCTCCAGCCGCTTCATCAGCTCCAGCCGCTCGGTCTCGGTGACCGCAGTGCTCTCCAGGATAGCCTGCTTACGGCGCTCGTAGGATTGGAGGATCATCTCCTCCTCGGTCAGCAAGCCGTTGTAGAGGCTGTCCCGTTCGCGCTGCTTGGCTTCCTCCAGCTGCTTCAGCTGGTCGTCGTATTCCATCTGCAGCTTGGCGGCCAGCTCCTCACGGGCGGCGGAGCCTTCCGCAGTGTTGTCCAGAACGATCTGTAGGCGCCGATCGTAGCTCTCCTTGATGGCTTCTTCTTCGGACAGCAGGGAGCGCCGGACCTCCTCCAGCTCGCGGTCCTTGGCCTCCTGGAGCTTGGCTAGCTCCTCGGCGTACTCGGAATCCAGTCGAGCCATGAGGTCCGCTCGCTGCCCGGAGCCTGCGGCGGTGTTCTGTTCGATGATCTGCTTGCGCTTCTCGTAGGACGCCCGGATGGCCTCCTCCTCGGTGCGCAGGGATTCCACGAGGCGCTGGAACTCGTCTTGGCGCTTCTTGGCTGCAGCAGCGGCCGCCTTGTCCACAGACCCGGAGGCCCCCTCACCGCCGCCCGACTGGCGGAAGCCGGCAAGGCGGTCCCCCGTCTGGGCGCGGCGGGCGGCCTGGTTGCGGTCATACTCCTCGCGAAGCTTACGAGCCGCGGCGATCTGGTCCTCGGTGGCCTGTACGGTGGTATCACGCTCCTGCAGGGCAGCAGCGATGGAATCCAACCGGGCAGACTGAATGGCCTCCATCCGCTGGGTGTAGCGGGTGAAGGAGGCAGAGATGGTGTCGTCCGTGAAGATTGCGGTGACGGCATCCTTCCAGAACTCAGCCCCCGCCTTCATCCGGTCAAGACCGGAGGCGAACTCCACCACCATGATCTGGACGATGGCCCGCAGGTTGGCCGGCAGGTTCTTGAAGGCGTCAATCAGGAACTTGACCACCCCTTCGCCCTCGTCCTTCCAGTCCCCGAAGGTGTCCTGAATGAACTGGCTGACGATGTCAACCGTCCGGACGATGTCATCCCCCCAGCCTTGGAACTGGGTCATGATGGCTTGGAGATAGCCCTCCAGCTCCCCGGAGGCCAGCATGGCATTCAGCTCGGCCAGCACATCGATCGCGAGGCGCACGGAGTCTTCGATGACGTCGCCGACCCCCTGCTGGGAGACGTTCAGGAACAGCTTGTCCCACTCGTCGGCCAGGTTGGACAGGGCACCATCGAGGGTGTCCATCCTGTTGGCCATCGCGTCGCCGAAGTTGTTCTCGCCAAGCTGGATCAGGTAATTCTCGATCTCAGCAGCGTTCTTCCCGACCTCTGTGGACACCCCTCGGAAGGTGAACTTGACCCGGTCCCCTTCGGCGCTGGCCCGGATACCGAACTCCTTCAACCGTTCGAACTCGCCGGTAGCCGCATCGGCCACCGCTTCGATCATCTGGTTGAGGTCCTTGCCCAGCGCCGAGGCGGTGTTGCCGTAGGACGTGAGAGCGCGCTCGGACGGGGTCAGGCCATAGTTGACCAGCTTGGTGAAGGACTCCGTGACCTGAGCCAGGTCATACGGGGTGTTGGTAGCAAAGTCCTGGATCGCTTCGAAGGCGACCTGCGCCCCCTCGGCGGAGCCAGTAGCCGTGATCAGGCCGGCGTTGAGCTTGTCGAACTCCCGGGAGACGTCGACCAGCTTGGAGAGGGCGGCCGTGGCGGAGACAGCGGCAAGGAGGGGGCCAGCGAGGCGGGTGAAAGCCCCGGTCAGCCCGTCGGTGGCCCGCTCGGCGCGGGCACCTTTCTTCTCGAGATTGTCAAGGCGCCGGTTGGCGGCATCGACTTGGTCCGATAGGACCCGGATCTCAAGGCTAGCGGTATCGTTCATTCTGCACCTTCCAGAAGATGCGGTCCAGCGACCGTATCAGCTCCGCCTCCCATCCCTGAAGGCGCTTGCCGGTGACCATCGACCAGTGGTGCAGCTCGGTATAGGTCAGGGGCTCCCCCGTACACACCTCGCGATACCACTCCCATACATATTCGAGCTCCTGTGGAAGGGCTGGGACCTCGGCGAGTTGCTTCGGCTTCCGTCCCAGCGTCTTCCAAACTTGGATCAGGCTTTCCCGGAGGGTTTGCTTTGACCCTTTCGGCTTCTGGTCGAGCCGGAACTCGGCTTCGGCGTGCTTACCGAGCTGCTCGACCTTTTCGCGAAAAAAAGGGCGCGCTTACTCGCCACCTGATCCACGGCATCGGCAATCTGGGGGGCCTGTCGGAAGAACTCCTTGACGTTTTCAGGGGTGCACTCCTTCTCGAAGGACCAGCTGATGACCAGCGCTGCGATCAGGTTGAGCTTGGCTTCCTGGATGGCCTTGGCGCGCTCCACGGTGTCCTCGATGCTGGCCACACGGAAGGCGTCGCGCTTGCTGTTGGCCTCGGCCTCGCGGAAGGCGTCCGAATCGACGCCGCGGATGCGAATCCAGTGCTGGCTCTTGGTACCGTCCGGGGTGTAGAGGGGGACTTCCACCCCCTCGTTCGCCCGCTCCCGAGTGAAGAAGGCCTCCATGCCGAGGCCGGTGTTGTTCTTGTCCATTATGCCGGAGTCCGCTCGATGATGATGTTGGTGTTCGTGGTCGAGTCCAGCAGGGCCTGGAACGGCATGCTCAGCGTGATCGGACCTTCACCCTGCACGTCCGGCTGGCCACCGTTGTACTTGATACGAGGCAGCGTGAACTTCAGGTTGTTGCCCGCGCCGTCCGGCAGGTTGAACAGGATGCTGGACTCGGTCTCGTTGATGAACTTGTCGAGCAGCAGGCTGTTCTCGAAGTAGGCCGTGATGGTGCCGGAGACGTTCGAACGGCCGATGGACGGACGCAGGGTGGTCTTCGAACCGACCACGAAGCGCGGGTCGAGGCCGTTATCCAGGTTGAGCTGAATCTCGGTGATGACCGCGATCGGGGTGCCAGCCTCGTTCAGGGTACCGGTGAAGGAGTCCAGCGGGCTGGTCGTGGAGACCGCATTGTACGTCGCACCGGCCACGATGGCGGTGTCGGTCACCATATCCTTGCCGACCACCCCGATGGTGCCGGTCACCATGGCGTTCGCGTTGATCTGCAGCTGCAGGGTGTTGAACTCGACACCGGTGAAGCGGTGGTACGGCTTGTCAGCGGACAGGATGTCACCGAAGTAGCGTTCCACGGTGAAGGAACGGCGGGTGGTGCCGGCCTTCAGCTGGTCGGTGCCCAGCGCCGGGGTATCGGTCGCCCAAGTACCACCCAGCAGGGCTTCGAGGATCTTGTCGAACGAGCCGTAGCTCAGCTCGATGCTGATATCCCCGCCGACCTGGCGAGCGCCGTGGCGGAAGTCGGCGATCTGCCGGTCATCCCGGATCTCCTCCGACTGCAGGGCTTCTTTCGAGAGGCCCAAGGTAGTGCCGGTGTGTCGAACGATGTCGAACACCGGGGTTGCTGGAGTCACCCCGTAGGTGGACTCCAGGACGAATCGCATGCTGTGACGGCTGCCGTCTGCCATTTTCGTATCCTCCAGGTTAACGCGGAATGAGAGCGTACCAGCTGATGGTGATGCTCACCCTATACCAGCCGTCTACCACCCGTCCGGGAGAACGCCCGCAGCTCAGGATGACAGCTTCCTGGCCATTATAGGCCGGCCGAGCCCCGGCTGGAAAGGAGGCACGGATATTTTCAAAATCGGTTCTTGCGGCAGCACCGCCCGTTCCGACCGGGTAGTTCAAATTGATCTGCACGAGGCCATCCGTCAGGTCCTGGCCCTCAGCCCCGAGGGTCTCCACCGACGGGTCGTTAGGCAAGAAAAAGACCTCGGCCCACTTGGCGTCCGATGGCTTCGTGAACTTCTCGTTCTCATAGGCTGCCGGGATGGCCCCGAGGCTTGTGGACACCGCCCCGATGATGGCGCGCTGGACATGGTCAAGGCTCACAGTCGGCCCTCCCTGACGGCTTCATTGAGGAGACGCCGGAAGCGGGCGACGTTGCGCCGCATCATGCCCTGCGGGGCCTTGACCTTGGACCAGCCGTCAAACTCAATACGGTAGGCGTAGGGCAGGTTGTTCCGGAGGATCACGACGTCAGAGCCTTTGCTCTGAGCCGCCATGCGTTGCACCTCGGCGATGGCCGCGGCTTCGTCCCGGATACCGATGACGCCGGTAGCCGGGGAATTGATGGTGGTCTGCCAGTTCCCGCGGAGGCGCCCGGATAGGACCGGGGTGTCCTTGATGACCGCGGAGAACAGCTTGATGATGACGATACGCCGGGTGCGGTCCAAGCTGTCCTTGGTCTTCCGGTTGAAGCGGCGCAGGTCGGCCGAGAAGCTCATGACCGCACCTGCAGCTTGAAGAGGACCGGGGTGCCGGCTGGGTTGACCGCCTCCACGTCTATGATCGTCCAGGCCCGACCGTCGGCGATGAGTTGGTCTTCCTTCGTCGGGGTTACCACCCCGGCCTCAATCAGGGCCTTGCGGTCACCGCGCTGGATCAGGTCGGTGGTCGCGAGGAAATCCTTGTAGCCGACCAGCACCCCGTTGACGGTGTAGTCCACAGGGGGCAGCTCGGTCACGGTGCCAGCAGCCGGGTCGCTGGACGTCACGCCCTTGCGCCGGATGGTCATCTGCTGGCCCTTGTCGGTCAGCAGTTTGGTGGCGGTGGCCGCCAAGCCGCTGTAGAAGGTCATACCCGGAGGCTCCGCAGGCTGCCGAAGAGGCCGCTCTTGAAGAGGGGCTTCAGCAGGGCTTCTGCCTTGGTGAAGATCGGCTGCGGATTGGTGTTGCCAGATTCCGCATACTGGACCTGGACCACGTCCACCCGTTCCATGACGACCTCGCGGCCAGTGCCGGTGGGCATTAGGTCGGCGTTCTGGGCATCAACGGCCAGCTGGGCCTGCGCGTCCTTGAGGACCTGCGGGATGGTATCCTCGGCCAGCGGGTAGCCGTCGAGGGTGACCCCGGTGCGGGGCCACTGCAGAGAATTGGTTGCAGCGGTCTTGAGGCCTTGGAAGTCCCCTCGATAGGCTTCAATGAAGTCCATCGACTTGATGAGCAGGGCTTCGACATCACCGTCCGCGGCCGGCAGGGTAAGACCCCGCGCGACCGCATAGGAGCGGGCTGCCGCCACATCGATGTAGCTGTTGGCCCCGGCTACCCCGGAGCCGTCCTCGATAGTCAGGGCCATGGTGGGCTACCTTACTTCTTCGTGGCGGGGGCCGGGGCCGGGGCCGCGGGCTTGGGTTGGGCCGGGGCGGCCGGGGCCTGTGGCGGGGGCGCCACCGGGGCCGCTGGGGCCGTTTCCTTCTTCGGCTCTTCCGCCTTCACGTCCAGGACCTTGATGCCCTTCACGTTCTTGTAGATTTCCGGGACCAGCCCAGCGACTTCGTCGCACTTCTCGACGGTGTCGTTCTTGGCCAGACGGGCGTTGCGGAAGCGGGCGGTCCCCAGCTTCTCAGCAGCTTCGCGTTCAGCATCGGTGGGAACCATCCCGGCGATGAAGAACAGGATCACTTTCTTCGACATGTTCGTTCTCCTGGTGGATTAGAGGAACGGGGGCCGAAGCCCCCGTCCGTTCAGCTTACTGCGCCTTGACGAGGACGCCGGCCAGGTCCTTGTCGGAGGTGGCGTAGCGATCCCAGTTGGTTGCGGTACCGAGAGCCGCGTTGGCCGGCGACTTTCCACCGTTGGTCTTGTCCCACGCGAAGCCCTGAATGCCGACGTTGTACGACCATTCCGCCTGGTAGGTGCGGATGATGTTCTCGTCGCCGTTCTTGGTCTCCACGTTGTCGGTGAAGTCCCCGTTCTGGGAGACCAGCACCGCGCCGGGGGTCAGGCCAAGGGCCGCGTAGGTGTCCGGGGTGCCCGCGGTGATGAGGTTGGGGCTGTCGGTGACCACAAGGGGGCGACCGAAGCCATCCTCGATGACGCGGACGTTGCCGAACACGAACAGGCGGGTGGCGTTGGTCAGCGCTTCGCCATAGATGTCGAAGGCCGACTTGGAGTGCATGACCCATGCCACGATCGCACCAGCCCGATCGCCGAACTTGGCGGCGCCCTTGTTCAGCGCGATCAGGGACATGGTGCCAGTCGAGCTGTGGTCATAGACCACATTCGCCACCTGGCCGATGGCCGCGGCATAGACGAGCACCGCAGTGTTGAGCATGTCGGCGATGGAGTCTTCCGCCATCTGCTTGCCCACCACGACGCCGGCTTCTTCCGGGCTGCGTTGAATCCACTTCATCATGCCCGGGTCGATGCGGACGGGCGGGGTGCCTGCGGCGACCTTGACCGAGGTGTCGGTCAGGTGCTCGAGGACCTTCTCCGCTACGGCGCCGGAGCCGTAGGCGTTGCGGCGACGGACCAGACCGCTGATCTTGGCCCACATGGCCTCGTCAGAGTAGTCGCCTTGATGATTGCCCGACTGCAGCACGAGGCCGCCGCGGGTTGCGCCGTTGAAAAGACCGATCTGCTGGTCCTGCATTTCGGTCATGGTCGAGTAGGCGTATTCGGAGAATACCGCCAGATCCGAGAGTGCCATGATTAACTACCTCCAGTTTCTTTGGATGCTTTGATGTGAGCAGCGATCTCTTTGGGAGATGCTTTCGCGTAATCGAGCTTACCCGGAGCACCGCTCCCGCCGTGGCCGCCCTCAGCACCGCTGCCGGAGGCCTTGCTCCCGATAATTATAGGCGCAAAGGAGGGATTGGCAACCATCTCTTTTTGCAGGTCCTCGATGCTGAAGGCCGACGGGTTGCCGTCCTTGTCCAGCACGCGGGTGACCGCCTTGCCTTCGTTGAACTCCGCCTTGAGGCGCGCCTTGATGTGGGGCAGGATCAGCTCGGGGGCCTTGCTGATCTTGCTGGCCATGGACTGAGCGACGTTGTCGACCAGCAAGGTCTGGAGGTTGCCGGTCAGGGCGCCGATCTGGTCGGACAGCTCCTTCTCGCGCTTGGCCAGCTTCTCCTTGTAGCTGTTCTCCAGCTTCTCGACATCACCCTTCGGGATCGCTCCCTTGAGGATGCCATCGCGCTCCTCGGTCAGGGCATCCAGCTGGGCCTGCAGGTCACTGAGCTGCTTGGCCACCTTCTGCCGTTCGGACTTCTCGTAGTCCTTCGCACGTTTCAGCGCACCAACGCCCGGATGGTCGTCGATGCCCTCCACGTCCAGGTGGAACTTGCCGTCATCGCCCTTCTTGTATTCGGACTTGACCGCGTCGGGGAGTCCGTCAAGGGACTCGAGGATTGCTTTCAAAGCCATGAGCACTGCTCCTAATGATGGGCCACCGGCCCGGGTTAAATGCCCGCCCGCTGGAATGCGGTGGGCTCCAGTTTCCGCATCTCCTCGAGGGTCAGCGGTTCGAAGTTGCGCCCGAGGTTAAGCCGGGCGAACTCCTCGGCCGTCAAGCCACCATCCCGGAGCAACTTGCCGCGGGTCGGGCCGATGGCCGAATCTTGAAAAGCTTCAGGCTGGGTCTTCAGCCACTCGTAATAGGTAAGATCACCATCCACATAGCCGCTTGCGCTGGATCGGGTAGCCCCCTCGTCCAGAAAGTCGTACTTAGGATCAACCTCTGCCACCGTTGTACTACGACATCGAATATGGACCGGGGGCCGCGGGCCTCGCCCCAGCTTAAAGACCTGGCCGTCCAGAGATCGGCAGGTAGGGGTCGTCTTGTTATCCAGAGTGGAGACCCATCGGTATCCCTCGATAACATCGGCATTCGCAGCCCAAGTCTCCATGCGGGCCGTCGAAGCCACGTGCTGGATAGCCGTGCGGACCACGGCGTCGGCATTGCGCCCGATACGAGCGACGATCCCGTCGGAGTAGTTGAGCTTCTTGGTGCCGCGAATCGCCTGCACCAGTTGTTGATTCGTCCAGCCATCGGCATACCCCTTGCGGACCAGATTGTTGACCGCGGCGATCTCCTTGGCGGTCCAGTCCTTGAGGAAGGGTTCCAGGAGCTCGCCTGTGGCCGACAGTGGTTGCTTGAGGGCGGCTTGGTAGGCGGCGCTGGCCACAGGTACGGTCAGGCTGACCGCGGCGACGGCCTGCTCGATGGACTTGGCCTCGAACTCCGCCTCATAGCCCGCCAGTTCTTCGAGGGCCGGCATGAGGTCGTCCAGCATCTCCAGCATGACCTTGACCTGAGCATTGCGGAGGTTGACCAAGGTCTCGTTGAGTTGCTTCTTGGTGAGATCCGCCATGTTGGTGGCGCCGAGGCCACCGACCACCTCGGTGATGGCCTTCTCCAGCCGACGCAAGGCGGTGCCCATGCTCTTGACCTGACCGGACTTCAGGCGCTCCAGGTAGACCTGGTGCCTTGTCGCGATGTCCAGCAGGTGCTTATCAGAAGCCATTAGCGTACGCCCCACATTCCCGGCAGCGGCAGCCGTCGGATACGATATAGAATAGATGGGAACCGCAGTTGCACTCGAAGAACGCCTCCGGTGCGTATGGGTGCTCCCACAACCCCTTCATGGTCTTGCATTGTGGGCATTGTAACTGCCAAGTCCCCACCTCGGCAACCGCCACCCACTTATGCAGGCAGCAGGAGCAGACGGCTGGCCCCGACAGGTGGGGCCGCCGCTCACTGAGGTTGATTATTTCCGCCATTGCCCTGCGGGTCCTTGTTCGGGTCAGCGTCCGGGTCCTGCTCCTGCTGCATCTGCTGGGCGTAGACCAGTGCGGCCCCCGCCCCCATGCCAGAAGCCATCTCTTCCTCGATGGCGTCCTTCGCCTCCTCGTCGTCCAGATAGGCAACGTTGGCCCGGCGGAGGTTGAAGCGCATCTCTTCGAAGGCGATAGCGCCGGCCTGCCACTCGGCGATTAGCTGGGCGCGGTCCTGAGCGGACATACGGCCGATCTCGAAGTCGGTGTTGAGGTCGAACTCCGGCTCCTGGTCGGTGCCGAGGAAGACCCCACACCACGTCAGGGCCGCCCGGTAGGCCGCGGCCACGTTCTTCGCGCATGTGGCCAGAATGGATACCTCGGAGGCCTCCTCCTGCCGGGCCTCGGTAGCCGTCCGCTGGACAGCCGCCTGTTCGACCAGCTTGGCACCGAGGGCGACCATCTGGCGCTCCTTCAGCTCCATGGCCTCCTTCGGCATGGTGTTCGGGTTGGCCTGCAGCAGCCCAGCGGTGCCACCCTGCGGGAGCGGGATCGCCGCACGGGAGCCGAGGTGCACCTGGCCCTTGAGGACCTCCTCCACCCAGTCCTTCGTCAAGCCGGCGAGGTACGGGGTCGGCTGCCCCACGATGTAGCAAGCCTCCTCGTAGTCGGCGCTGTTCCGGTAGTGGGCGATGTTGAGGGTGGCCAGGTCGTAGAGCGGCGGGAGGTCCACGTTCGGGTCGTTGTTGACCGCCCCGACGAAGGTGAACGGGATCTCCTTGAGGTTGTTGCCGCTGGCGTCCAGTGGGTAGTAGTGCTCGTACTCCTGGTGGGTGCCATTCGCCTCCCGCCAGATTTCGACCCGGTAGGCCCCGGTCTCCTCCTCCAGACGCAAAACCCGCCACTGTCGGTCGAACTTGACCTCGAAGCCGTCATCCTCCACCACGTAGGACTCGGCGATGACCACAAGGGACAGGAGCTTCTTCGCGCCGACCGTCTTGGTCCGCCAGTTGATGATGTCCCACGGGTCGTAGAGGATGATGGTAGGCCGCACCTTACCGTCCAGCAGATCCTGCCGGCTCGCTGCGCCTTCCACCTTCGGATAGTCGACGAACAGGCCGCACCGGCCGTAGCCGAGCACCTCGCCTAGTGCCTTCTTCGACTGCTGGTCCAGCGCTACGCCGGCCCCGTCGGTGTCGATAAGCAGCGGCTCCATCAGGGCGGGCAGCTTGGCAATCGGGTCCTGCTGGAAGACCTGGCCCACCAGCCCGGCGTGGGTCCGCTGGGTCACGTTGTAGAAGACGGCCCGTTCGACATACTGGTCGTACCGCTTCTTGTTCTCCTCGGAGAGGTCAGCGGGGTTGGGCTTGGGCAGGTACTTCTCGCGGGCGTCCTTGACGGCCTTCTGGCCGCTCAGGCAGTCCTTGACGAGGTCCCACCGGCCCTTCATCTTGGCGACTTCGTCGCGCACAAAGCTCACGTTCGGCATAGGTACCTCTTATTGGTGCAATCTCCGCGCGAGGGGGATTAGATTCGCATGTCACGGCAAATCGTGACGAGGTGGTTCGGCTCATATCGCCACGGCTCGGCCCACCCAAGCGCTGCGGCAATGGCCTCGCTGCAAAACCAGCCACTCTGCGAATCCGGGATGACCGGCAGCACGAAGCGGAGGTTCCCCGCGAGGTCATACGGCTCGCCGTCGTGCGCGCGAAACCACTCCCGCGCCCGCGCAACATCCGCCCGCGGCAAATCGACGAAATGCCAGCGCGACGGGTCGAATGCGATGGATTTGCGACGCACGCCGCCGTCCATCCACGAGGCGGACCACGACTCGACCGGCTCGCCGCGCTCAACCGCATCGCGATCGGCAAACACAAGCTCGACGTGCGAGTACGGGCCACGGCCCACAATCCGCACGGCCCGGTTGTAGAGTCCAGGCAGGCCGGGGCGGGTGCCGTGGTACGCGGCCAGGATCACAGCGTCACCATCAGCGCAAACCCCGCGTCGATCTGCGCCTCGGACAGCCCGAACGCAGCGGCAACCGCGAGCAGCACGGGATTTGCCCGCTCGAAATGCAGGCTGGCGTCGTACAAGTCGATCAGGTCGAGGTCGGCGGAGTCAGCGGGATCGAGCGCAGCCCGCCACGCCGTCACCGGGGCGCGCAGCCCGAGCCGGGTCAGCCCCTGAAGGAACTGCCGGCGCGTGACCTTTTCGACTCGCGGCACCGGGGGCGTGCCGGTGCGAACTTCGTAGCGGCCTCCGCCAGTGGCGATGAGGTACTCGCCCTCTGCCAGCGCGGGCAGGGTCTCGACCGGAATCCAGTGGTCGGGGACGCCAGCGCCCACATCGATTTCCTGCGCTTCGCCCGTCCAAACGAGCGCGTCATTCAATTTGATGATCGTCTGCATGTCAGGCTCCTGCGTAGATGAACGCGCGCGCCTCGCCGCTTGTCGCGTTCGGCAGCGTCGGCAGCTTGAAATGGGTGCTCGGGTTGTAAGTCAAAGCTGGGGCGTTGGTCATGACCCGATTGCCGACGCCATCGGCCGAGACAGCACAAAACAGCGATAGCTCAGGAGACCAACAGACCGCGTACCAGGCGTTATCCGCTGCACTGGCACGCGCGGTCCAGTTGATCCCGTCCGGGGAGGTCATTACCCGATTGCCAACGCCGCTGATGGCGACGGCGCAGAAAATCGACAGTTCCGGCGACCAGCAAACCGAGAACCACGCGTTATCTGCCGCACTCGCACGGGAGGTCCAGGTAACCCCGTCCGGGCTGGTCATGACCCGATTTCCGGTGCCGGATGCGGCGACGGCGCAGAAAATCGACAGTTCCGGCGACCAGCAAACCGAGTACCAGTTGTTATCTGCTGCACTTGCGCGGACGGTCCAGTTGATCCCGTCCGGGGAGGTCATTACCCGATTTCCGGTGCCGCTGATGGCGATGGCGCAGAACAGAGACAACTCCGGGCTCCAGCAGACGGAGCGCCAGGCGTTATCCGCTGCACTCGTACGAGCGGTCCAGGTCCCAGCTCCGTCCGGCGCGGTGCCGATGGTCGCCCGCAGCGCGGGGTACGCGGCAATCGAATACACCGCCCCGTCTGCTGGCAGGTAGCCGTCGTGCTGGCGCCGCGCATAAATCACCGACCCGACGCCCAACTCACCCACGGCGAGGCCGAGGGATTTTCTAACCACCCCACCCGGGCCCGTTACCGCAGTGACTGGGGATGAGCCCGAATCCGGGTCTAGAGCGTTATCAGGGACAAAAAGCTGCTGCTCCTGAAAGGTGGCCCGGGTATTAATAGTGGGCCTAACTTGTTCGACCCCGCCTGTTAGGTCCCAAGTAGCCAGGCCGGCCTGAACGAGGCGAGTTAGTATATCGTAGGATACATCGCGCAAGATCGTCCCACTTGGGTGACCGTACAAGCTGGTTAACGTTTTGGCACTCATAGCTATGCTCCTTATGAAGGAAGGGTGACCTTAATTGATGTGGCCATCCGGTTGTTGCCTGCTAGGACACGGTAGCGAACGTCGTCATACACGTGATCTTCGGCCTCTGTATCAACATCGTCCTCATTATCCTCGTCCCGAGGGAGAACTGGCAAGGTGGCAATGGCGGCCCGACAGTTGTCCATGAAGTAGAGACCTGGCCCCTCCTTCGTCTTGGACGCCTCGAGGCGGTCCCGGATCAGCTGCAGGCCGTTGGTGCGGGAGCCGGGGCGCTTATCAGACTCGATCCAGTCCACCCCCTCGTCGGCCATCTTCTTCTTGATGGACTCGACGTCCTTCTCGTTGACGTTGCTGATCTGGTTGTCCGCCGGCCCCGCCTTGACCCGGGACTCGATCCACCCCTGCTCCGTCAGCATCTTCTCCCGCTCCTTGATACCCTTCGCGATCTCCTTAGCGGACAGGCGGAGGCCCTTGTTCAGGCCGATCTCTTGGGCGCCATACCACTCCGCGATACGGATCAGGGTACCGGGCGGTGGGCAGAAGATGGTGCCGTCCGGCAGGGTGGCTTCCTCGCCATTGGCCTCAGCCCACCAGCCCACGCTGAACGGGTGGCTGGAGCCCCAGTCGAAGGACCGGTCGATGCGCCAGGTCTTCGGCACCTTGAAGCGCGGCAGGATGAGGTGCTGGCCCCACAGGTCGTCGAGGGCACCACCGGCCACGATGTCCCAGTCGCCCCACAGCCACGCCCGGCGCTTGTTCTCCTCCTTGATGGATTCGAGCTCGGCCACGTACTCCGGGCTGAGGTAGCGGTTCTCCTTGTAGGAGCCGAAGATGCGGACCTGTGTCTTGACGATGATCTCGCGCTGCTGGGTCCGCGGGTTGAAGACGTCGATCTCCTTGCGGACCACCTGGCCCGGCTCGGCGACGTCGATAAAGCGGGACTTGACCCAGTTGTGGCCAGCGCCATACGGGTTGGTCGTGCTGAAGACCACAAGGGGGATCGGGGGCAGCGGCTCCATCAGCCCGGTCTGCGCGTTGATTGGGCTGTGCTCCTCGGGCAGGAAGGAGGAGCGGTTGCAGCTCATCATCGCCTCGTAGAGCTCCGGGGTCGGGTACTTGGACAGCTCGTTCCAGCCGATGAA